GTAATAAACAAGAACACTATTTTTTTGTCCATATCTATATGCTCGGTCTTCACCTTGTGAATGGTCGGCCGGTACAAATGATAAGTCGTTCATAATAACAACCTCAGCAGCTGTTAACGTAATACCAACTCCAGCCGCTTTAATGTTACCAATGAATACTTTTATTTTATCTTCATTTTGAAATCTATCAACATTTTCTTGTCGTTTATCTTTATTCATACGACCATCAAGAGTTACGGAGTTCTTTTTATATTTCTCATGTAACATATCTAATGACATTGTAAAATTAGTGAATACAATTACTTTCTTTCCTTGTTCTAAACACTTATCAATTAATTCACAAGTGTAAGGAATTTTTTCATATGCAATAAGTTGTCTAATCCTCATTAAACGATTTAATGTAACGGTGATTGTTTCATCATCTTTCTTATCATTACTAATACGTGTGAATTCTTCTAATTCCTCATCGTACATTTTACTTGTTAACTCAACAAAAACAGGAGTAACAATTTTTTCGGGTAAATCAAGAATGTCGGTTTTCATTCTACGAAGTACTATATTCTTAGTTCTTTCTCTTAACTCATCTAAATTACTTGCACCACTTGTATTCCACACTTTACGATTACCAACGTTGAATTGATATCCTTTACAATATCTACGAACATAAGATTGCCAATTTAATGTCAATGGGGATTCAACAATTTTTAATAAGTTAAAATAGTTAATAGGTCTTGATGTCATTGGTGTACCCGTTAGTAACCAAACTTTTGGGATTTGTTCAAGTACATCATTTAATAAACGAGTTCTATTTGCCGTTGCATTTGAAATATAATGTGCCTCATCTACGATTGCCAAATCAAAACCGGCATTAACCAATAATTTATAGTCGTCACTATCTTCAGACTTATCTGTTGAGTGGTAATTTTTAATAATATCATAGTTTATAATATAATAGTCAAATGTAGAACCCCATTTACGACCCTCAACAATTAACACTTTTCTGTTAGAATAGTTTTTAATTTCTCTATCCCAATTTATCTTTAAAGATGCGGGGCAAACAATAAGAACTTTCTTAGCTCCGCTTTCCATAGATGCAATAACCGCTGAGGTCGTTTTACCAAGACCCATATCATCGGCAAGTATAAACTTATCGTTTGCTAATAACTTCTCAATGGCAACCTTCTGGTGTTCCATGGGAGGTCTTGTATCGTAATTACTATAATCAATAATTCGATTAAGTTTTTTCTCTTCTTGCATCACTGCGGCTTTCGGTAACCACATTGCAGATAATTGGTCATTATCTAATACTTTACCCCATATATGAAACGCTTTTTCAGAATCACATAATAATTTTTCACACCATATTTTTTCAGGAGGTTTAGGTAATAACCTTTCTTCCATTATCTTTTCACCAAAAGAATTAACGATGTTAATATATTTTCTTGCTACCTTTGGGGACACATTATAATACTTTTGAACATATTCCGCCTGTGGACGGGTTAGTTTGAAGTTTTTTACCTCAACAAATTTTCTCTTCCAATCTAATAATTGGTTGTTTGAACCTTCGTAGGTTAATAAAATGTTTCTTGCCTCTATTTCGGGAATCTTAGTTTCCATATTAAAATATAAGTAAATAGAATGTAACATTAAACTATTTATTAGGATATGGAAAATAAGTTACCTATTACCAGATTATCTAAATTCTTATCTCAAGATGATTTTGACCTCAATATTCAAATGGGTCAAGAATATCTTCACGGGGATTTAAATATGAAATTAGTTCTATATAGGGTAGATAGAGAAAAGACTCAAATTGATGACGTGTATGTTGAGGTTGGTATAGACCAAACAAAATTCTTTCCACCTGTTGAATTTAATGCATTGGTTAAAATTGAGGAACCAAAAAATAGTTCATATAAAAATGGGACTTTGAGGCACCTTGAGCCGGGAAATATGATTTTATCTGTTTATATTAAACATTTAGAAGAAATGAAAATAGATATAAGATATGGTGATTATATTGGTTATCCCGAATCTGAATTAAAAGTTAGATTTTATCAAGTGGTAAATGATGGTAAAATAACTTCGGACAATAAACATAATATGTTTGGATTTAAACCATATTATAAATCAATAACTTGTTCACCAGTACAAGATAGTCAATTTAGAGGAGTATAAAATGGGAATACCTAAAAGAAAAAACAATATATCTGTTTACACAGAAAAAGAACTGACTGAAAGAAGACAAGAATTGTTAGATAAAATTACTAAATCTGACACATATCTTCCCGACTCTATATTACATGATGATTTAGATAAAGGATTTTTAGATTACGTAACTAAAAATTTTCAAATTGTGTCCGATGGTAATAAGATACCAATTATTGATAAAATATTAACAGTTCAAAGGTGGGGTGAATTTACACAAACGTGGACATTTACAAACGACGACGGAAATATTGAATTACCATTTGTTGCAATTGTAAGAAAACCCGACGTTCAACCGGGAACAAATCCATCGGTTCAGAGAACAATACCCGATAGACATCAATTTTACTACTCCTCCGTACCGACTTGGAACGGAACCACTATGGGTGCGGATATATATAAAATACCACAACCCGTACCTGTTGATATAACATATGACGTTACGATTGTTTGTAATAAATTTAGAGATGTTAATAAATTTAGTAAAATAGTATTACAAAATTTTTCATCAAGACAAGATTATACTCAAGTTAAGGGACATTACATTCCACTTATATTAGATAAAATTGAAGATAACACTCCCATGGATACGTTGGAGGGTAGGAGATTTTACATTCAAAACTACACATTTACTATGTTAGGTTTCCTTATTGATTCTGATGAATTTGAGGTAAAACCCGCAATTAATCGTTTCTTTTTAATGAATGAATTTGCAAAAGAGGGTGTAGGTAGGAAAAAATACGTTAGTAAGGTTATTGATATAACCGTGATGTCATTTACTGGAGACGGGATGCAAACTCAATTTAGTGTTGGTGAAAGTATTGGTACATTGTTTAGTGTTACAATTAATGGTCTATTACAAGAGAAAAACGCCGATTTTTTCCACATTTCATATACATCTAAAATATCATTTGTACAACCACCTTTTGAAGGTAGTACTATAGTTATTTCGTACTATAAGGGTAGAAACAATGTTATTATAGATAATTATGGTAAATTAATACAAGTTACTACGGAGTATTTCCAATATGATGGTAGTACATTAACTTTTCACACATATAACAATATTAGTAGTATTGTCAGTTTAGATATAAATGGTCTACAAGAAGAGGAAGGTTCTGGATTTGATGTTTCAGGTTCACAAGATATTGTTTTATTAGGTACACCCGTTGTTGGTTCTAGAATTGGTGTGACTTACCTATATTAATCGTCACCATAGATGTCCTTCTTTTTTGGTTTACAAACTTCGTCAATATATTTTTCTAAAACCTTATAAATTTTTAATCCGTTCTTTTCACAATGGTTTTTTAACATCTCGTGGTGTTTTTCACTAATTTTTACGTTTTTCTGTTTGTTTTCCATGATGAAAGATAATTTAAGATAGAAAAGGATAATTTACTATCTTTTTAAACAAAAGTACGGAAATCTTTGGTAAAAACAAAGATATTTATAGAATAACTAATAAAAATAATTAACCAAACAACAATCGATGGCAAATTCAAACAGAGTATTCGTTTCTCCGGGTGTGTACACATCTGAGAAGGATCTAACATTCGTAGCACAAAGTGTCGGGGTTACAACTTTAGGTTTAGTAGGTGAGGCTTTAAAAGGTCCTGCTTTCGAACCTATTTTAGTTGGGGACTTCGACGAATTCAAAACGTATTTCGGACCAACTTCACCTGAGAAAGACGGTGCAAATAACCCTAAATATGAGTTAGCTTATATGGCTAAATCATACTTACAAGAGTCTAATCAACTATTCGTAACAAGAATACTTGGTAAAACAGGATATAAACCAGGAAAAACTTATAGTATTAAAACTTTAGGTGGTGTAACAGTGGATTTAGTGTCTACACCTACATCAACAACAGGAATAACATTATCAGCAACAACCGCAACTATTACAGGTTCAACAATTTATGGTGAACTTTCAGGTAAAACGGCAACCAATGGTTCATCTGTAACAACATACATAACAAGTAAAACAGGTAAGAGTGGTGCGGCGTATGCAAATAACGATTGGTTTGTTATTGGTAATGTACCAACTTCAGATACCTCAAGTTTAACAGGTACAAAACTTTTATCACCAATCGGTGAAAATGCTAATAAAAATTGGTATAATGCGTTCTTTACTAAAACAGGGTCAGCCGACTCAACAATTGATGGTGTTTACTCTTATCTTTTTGTTTATTCTACAAGTACATCTTCATTTGATGTAACAAGATTTAAATACAGCGCATCACTTAACACAGATTATAGTGATGTAATTGTTGCTTCTTTAAGATCAAGAGGTGAATATAACGCTTCACAAAGTTTAGTATTACAAGTAACAGGAACAACAGCAGTAACATTAACCGATGTTGGTGGTGTTACAACTAACCCAATGGCAGAATTTGCTTTAAATGTTACAGGTATTACGGGAGGAATTAAAACATTCAATTGTTCATTAGATATTTCATCAACAAAATATATAAATAAAGTATTAGGTACTGAAGTTTTTGATAAAGTAAAAGAAGATTATCCATTATATGTTAATGAAATATATTCTAACTTATTATTATCAGCATTTAGAAATGGATACGTAAGAGGTTTAAGTTTAGATGTATCATCAAACGTTGAAAGTGATAATTTTGCACAATCATGGGATACTCCATCATCACCTACAGTTGTTTCTGAAGTTCGTGGTGGTAATGTTGCAGATTTATTCTCAATATTAACAATATCTGATGGAGACGCAGCAAATATTGAAGTTAAGGTTACAATTCAAAATATTAATTTAGATACTGCCGAATTTGATATTATGGTTCGTGATTTTAACGATACTGATGAAAATCAAATTATATTAGAGAAATTTACAAGATGTTCAATGAATACTGACCTTCCAGGTTATGTGGCAAGAAAAGTTGGTACCTCTGATGGTGAATATGAATTACGTTCAAAGTTTATCATGTTAAATATGGCCGATAATGCACCTACGGACGCTTTCCCTGCTGGATTCAAAGGATTTACATCCTTACTTGTTTCAAGTAACAAATTAGGTAGTGTTCTTTACAAAACAGAATTTTTTGATGGTGGTGACGTGGTTTACTACGAATCGGATGGTTCTCAAGTATTATCTAACGGAGATAAAGTAAAGAAAGTCTCTTTAGGTTTATCATCTCAAAATGGTTTTAAATTTGATAGTGACTTGTTTAAATATAAAGGAAATGCGGCGTCTTCAAGTACATTCGGTTTCCACTTATCAACAAACGCATCATCAATAACAGGAACAACATACCAAACAACACCTTATGATTTAGAAGGTCAATCTGGTACCGACAATAAATTAACCAACATAAACTTCCGTAAATTTACATTAGCGGTTTGTGGTGGATTTGATGGTTGGGATATATACAGAGAGACAAGAACTCTTGGTGACCAATTTATTTATGGTAAAACAACATATAATACAGCTAATACCGATAATGGTGGTGTGTTCAATACAACCATAGGAAACTCTGATTATTATGCTTATTTAGAAGGTATTCAAACTTACTCAAATCCTGAGGCAATTGATATTAACGTATTCGCTACTGCAGGTATTAACTTCTACGATCATTCATCTTTAACAAGTCAAGCAATAGATATTATCGAGAATGAAAGAGCCGATTCACTTTATATCATATCATCACCAAATGTTGATGATGCGGCAACCGTTACAGGTTACCTTGACGATTTAGGAATTGACTCTAACTATTCTGCAACATATTGGCCTTGGATTCAAGTAAGAGATAAAGATAACGCAACTCAACTTTACATTCCACCAACAGGTGAGGTGTTGAAGAACATCGCGTTAACTGATAACGTATCTTATCCTTGGTTCGCAGTTGCGGGTTATTCAAGAGGTTTGGTAAATGCAATTAAAGCTAAAAAGAAGTTAACTCTTGATGAAAGAGACGAACTTTACAAAAATAGAATTAATCCAATCGCAACGTTCTCTGATACTGGTACAATTATTTGGGGTAACAAAACGTTACAAGTTAGAGAATCTGCACTTGATAGAATCAACGTAAGAAGATTGTTGTTAAGAGCAAGAAAGTTAATTTCAGCAGTTGCTGTTAGATTGTTGTTCGAACAAAACGACGAACAAGTAAGACAAGAGTTCTTAAGATTGGTAAACCCAATTTTAGAATCAATTAAGAAAGAAAGAGGTCTTTATGAATTTAAAGTAAGTGTTTCAAGTGATGTTGAAGACATCGACGCTAACACTTTGAGAGGTAAAATTTACGTTAAACCTACTCGTTCTCTTGAATTTATTGATTTGGAATTCGTAATTACTCCAACAGGAGCTTCATTCGAGAATATCTAATCTAAAAGGAGGATATAAAAATAAAAAGGGAGGCCGAAAAGCTTCCCTTTTTTAATGCTCCACATGGAACCAATTATTATTAAAATTATATCATTTTATTTTACCCAGTATAATCTGGAACTAGTTATACTAGTATTTATATGTTATATTATTAAACTAGAAATTTATTAATTATTTATACTGGGTCTAGAATACTGGAGGATTTGTAAAAAACTACGAAAAAAAATCCACAAAATCAAGATCGATCCTAAAAATAAATTTATTTCTAATTAACATATATTTATAAGAGTATAAAATAACAAAAAAACTTAACAAATACAACATGGCAGATTTACTAATGAAAATGCCGGTTCCTTACGAACCGAAAAGACAGAACCGATTTATTGTAAGATTCCCATCTTCTTTGGGTATCAATGAATGGTATGTAACATCAGCGGCTAGACCATCCGCAAAAATCAACGCGACTGAAATTCCTTTTTTAAATACTTCAACATATGTTGCGGGTAAATTTAGTTGGGATACTATGAGGGTAACATTTAAAGACCCGATTGGTCCATCAGCGTCACAAGCGTTAATGGAGTGGTTCCGTTTACACGCTGAATCAGTTACTGGTCGTATGGGATATGCTGCCGGTTATAAAAAAGACATCGAACTTGAAATGTTAGACCCAACGGGAGTTGTTGTTGAAAAATGGATTCTTCAAGGAACATTTATTCAAGACATCAACTTTGGTGAATTAGACTATTCAAGAGATGAAATTGCAACTATCCAATGTACTTTACGTATGGATAGATGTATACTTGTATTCTAATATTATACTTTTTCATATATTAAACCGATATACCAGAAATGGGTATCGGTTTTTTTATGTTTAAAACTTTACTTTACGATAGTTATAGATTAAATTGTACTATGGAAGAATTAAGAATTGACCCAAGAATCGCATATGATGTTGTGGAGTTACCAAGTAGAGGTATCCATTATCAAAATGGTAAGAAATCACTAAGAATAGCTTACCTAACTGCCGCGGATGAAAATATATTAGCATCCCCAAATTTAATACAGACAAATGCTATAGTTAATGAACTATTAAAAAGAAAAGTATTAGACAAAGACTTATCAACCGAAGATTTGGTTGAAGAAGATAAGGAGGCTATTTTAATATTTTTAAGAAATACCGCATTTGGTTCAGAATATAAAGTTACATTAACCGACCCAAAAACAAACGAAGATTTTGAGGTTCAAATAGATTTAAGTAGTTTAGATTTTAAACCATTTACATTAGTTGCAGATTCTAACGGAGAATATTCATATTTTATGAATAAATCCAAAGTAGACGTAACATTTAAGTTTTTAACCCAAAAACAAGAAAACGACATAAAAGAAATTGCAAAGAGTTGGAATGGTAATGGAATAGCTCCAATTATTACAAAACAACTCGAAGGTATGATTAAATCCGTGGCTGGAGTTAATGACCCAATGAACACAAGAAATTTCATTGAGAATATGCCGATTAAAGATTCACAAGATTTTAGAAAATACGTATCTGACAATAAGCCAGGAATTGACCTAACACAAACAGCAAATACCCCATCAGGAGAAGAGATCCAATTTAGAATTGGGTTTGGGGTTGACTTTTTTCGCCCTTTCTACGGAATATAAGAAAAATCAATTATCGGAAATTCACTACCTAATCAGGAAAGGATTCTCATATGGAGACATTTTAACTATGCCTGTCTATATTAGACGATATTATATTGGTTATATAATGGAGTTGGAAAACACACAATAACCTATTTATATGTATGGCAAAATATAGCACAACAGATTTAGAGAAGGCAGGGTCGGATGGAAACTGGCCAAGGTTTTTAACAATTTATAAAGATTTATACCCACCATCGAATTCTAATAGTGAGAGTGAACTAAATTCATTACAATCAAGAGCTAAAATTGAATATGAATCGTATTCAAGTGGTCAAAAAAAAGGAACCAGTACAACCAAAGGAGCGAAATCATTCATTGAGGCAGCCAGTGGAATTTTAAAAGGACAAGAAGGTGGTGGACATTATAAAGATATTAAGGACTCGGTTAATTCAACGGAGCTTTTGTCTATGGCATCAAAAGACGGAAAAATTTTACCAGCAGACCAAATTGCACAAAACGTATTCAAGGCTGGATTAGAACAGATCGGTGATGAATATAATAATCAAAGAAAGTTATTAGAAGACATCAACACCAAAACCGGTTTAACGGGTGCACTATCAAAAGATTTTAGGGAAGAAATATCAAACGCAGGACCAAAATTAGCACAATTAGGTATATCATTTGAAACATTAGCGGGAGTTGCTCAAGGTTTAGTGGAAAAGTCTGGTAAATTTAATTTAATAAATCAACAATCATTTGAACAGGCGGCAGTGGTTGGTCAAGCATACCTTGGTTCAATGGAAGCATTAACCAACATGTTACCTGATTTTGAAAAAGTAGGTATAGGGGCTAAAGGTACGTTCGATGCAGTTGAAAAAGCGGGAAAAAGCTCACTAACTTTAGGACTAAATTCACAAAGAGTTTCAAAAGATTTAGCAACAAATATAGGTAAGTTAAACGAATACGGATTCCAAAAAGGAGTTGAGGGTTTAGCTAGAATGGTTCAAAAATCTATTGAATTTAGATTAAGTATGGATGCGGTTTCACAAGTTGCCGAAAAAGTATTTAGTCCAGAAAGTGCATTAGAGTTATCAGCTAACTTACAAGTATTAGGTGGTGCCATTGGAGATTTCAATGACCCACTTAAATTAATGTATATGGCAACGAATAATGTTGAAGGATTACAAGATTCAATTATTAATGCTGCAAGTAGTTTAGCCACATACAACCAAGAACAAGGAAGATTTGAAGTTACAGGTGTTAACTTAAGAAAAGTAAGAGAGATGGCTACCGCATTAGGTATGGACTATAAGGAACTTACAAAGACCGCAGTTGCGGCACAAGAAAGATTAAGCGCAAAAGAAATGTTATCTGGTTTAAGAATTGAAGATGAGGATAAAGAATTCTTAACTAACATGTCTCAGATGAAAAATGGTAAAATGACCATTGAATTACAATCTGAAAAAATGAGAGACCTTTTTGGTGGAGCACAGGAGGTAGCGTTAGATACTTTAGATAAGAACCAAGCCGAATTATTGTTAAAATATAAAGATGAATTTAAAAAATTAGAGGCAGATGATATTGTAAGAGGACAAGCTTCAGATATTGAAAATATTAGACGAGATGTTTCATTTTTAGTTAAATCGATTGCGTTAACAGGAACAAGAGAGGTTAAAGAGTTGGCGGATAAAATGGGAATTGATATGAAAAAATTCGCAGAAACAACAAAAGAAGCACTCCCAAAAGCCGCCACTTTAATTAATAATGAAATAAAAGGTATTATTACACCTGATAATAAACAAACAGGTAAAGTTGAGTCACCAAAAAATGCAATAACAATGTCCGAGGCAACAAAAATTGAAATAGAGGAAGCTAAAAAACGAAAAGAAGCGTCAACTCAAACAGACAAAAATGTTAAAGTAACAAACGAATATGTATTCAAAGGTGGTGACGCTTTAGTTGATGGATGGATGAGAGAAGTGGGTAAAAATTCAAGTATCTATAATGACTTCCATACAGTAGATACTCAATCGTATACCACACCATCGACAGCTAAAAGATAATCTAAATAAATCTATTTATAATATAAAAGAAAATAATGCCAAGTTACTTAAATTTTGATTCTACTAAAGAATTTAGGAATTCTATCATAGCAAAAACGTTAATCAAACCAAATGGTCCACAAACGTTTACTAAAGATAACTATGATTATCAAAAATTAAGTAATCTATCAAATGTTGATCCAGGTGCTGTTGATAAAAATAGAAAAGATGATTTAATTAAAATTTCTAATTCAAACATATATAAACCAACTAAATTTTTTATAAAGGAAAATATTGATACGTTACCAAGAACACGTAACTTATCATTATATTTTAATGGTGGTTCTCCATATTTTACTGCGGAGAAACATAATTTAATTGGTATCATGGCAACAAAAAAGTACGATACTGAATCTGAATTATTTAAATTTGCTGCAAAATACATAAGAGAAGATAAGGGAGGTCCTGTATTAACAAGGATAGCTTATAATACCGATAGAGCAATTAATGGTAAGATAAGATTGTTAGACGCTTTAAATGGTAACACAGCAACCGCGTTAAACATATTAACAGGTAGAGAACCATTAGTTGAAATGAATAATAAGATTACTGTTGCAAGTACTCTTATTGGTAAAGGTATCGATTTTTTACAAACAGTTTCAGGAACACAATTACCATTTAGTGAAATACCTGGCGATTATTTATCAAACCCAAGAAATCCAATAAATTATAGACCCGAAGCAAAAACTGAATTAGGTAAAATTGCACAAGATGTTACGGGAGTATTAGGTTCATTGATTGGAATTGAAAGAAGACCAAAGTTATCAAGAAAACCTTCAGATTTATTAATACAATATATGGGTCAAGGACCTAAACAGGCTTTGTTTGATTCATTAACATTTAATAGATATGCACCAAACTATACAACAAGTGCGAGATCTCAACAATCATCAAAGTTATTTAGTTTTGTAGATAAAGCGGCACAAGGTATAAAAAATATATTAGGTGTCGAAGCTCCCGCAGGACAAGCTTATATTGGTGACGATAGGTCAAATGATGTAAGATTTGCAATGGGAGATTTTAATGACAACCAAGTAAGAAGTCCTTATTATCTTTCATTAATGTTTGATGAAATTTCTGCTCAGTTATTTCATAAAAGTAAAAATGTAACCGAGGGAGGACAAATTGGAGGTAAACTAGCTTGGTATAGTAAAAATTCTAAAAATAAATTAGGAGAACATAACAAGGAATATAGTGGTATAGAACAAACTAATTTACAAGATAGTTTATCAACAAAATATGTTTTTAGAGAAGATTCAATTTTAGGAAAAACACAACAAATATTAAATACATTACCAACTAATGGTTCTGAGATGCGTTCTCACGTAGCAAACGTAATTGACCAAACCAGTAGAGTTTTTAAAGATGGTGAGGTAATGATGTCAAGAGGTTCTGCGGTAAAATACACAAACAAATTTTCTGGTGAAGAAAGTGGTGTTGAATATTGTAGAGTATGGACAAAAGATAGACCATACTTTAACTACACAGATACCATGAGAAGAACAAACATGGTAAGAAAGTTTGATGGAAGTGTAATGGGTGGTGGTAGTAGAGTATGGAACTTAAACTACGCACCAATGTCGAATGGTAGAAAATCATTTGAAAATTCAACAAATATAAAAGATGGACAGGCAAAAAAATATATGTTTTCAATTGAAAACTTAGCTTGGAAATCATCCACACAAAAAGGATTCACTGTACAAGATTTACCAATTTGCGAAAGAGGTTCAAATGGAGGTAGAGTAATGTGGTTCCCACCATATGATTTAAAAGTATCAGAACAAAATAGTGCTAAATGGGAAGAGAATAGTTTTTTAGGTAGACCAGAACCAATATACACTTATCAAAATACATCAAGAAGTGGTACAATATCATTTAAGGTTGTCGTTGACCACCCAAGTATTTTAAATCTATTGGTGAGAGAACATTTCAAAGGTATGTCAGATGAAGAGGCGGACAACTATATTAATGCATTCTTTGCTGGATGTGAGGAAATTGACTTTTATGATTTAGTAAGAAAATATACTAACTTAGATACGGACGATATAAAAAGAATTAATGAATATCTTAATGCTGGAAAAGAAATGTCCACCATTAAGAAATATAAATATTCATCAGAAGAAGTTGAGGAGGTTAAACCAGAGACGGGTGAAACCCCAACAAAGGCACCCGAACCTTTTTCATTAGCTTTATTTTTTCCAAATGATATTCCTGCTAAAGATGCTAATAACACCACAAAAGGAGAAATATATAGCACAATACAACCTTCATATTATGCACAAAAATCCTCACTAAACGCAGATGCTTTAGCTGATTTTACAAGATTAAGTGGAGACACAAGTGGAGATGCAATCCAAGACATAAAGACAATTTTTAAATTAGAAAAATCAAAAATAACAGATTTTCCTAAAGCAATTAGTTTACAATTGGATAAGTTAAACACAGGATTTGAAAAATTAAATACAAATTATACGGAATTTAATACAAAAATCGCCGACCTTAAAAAGGCGGTAAGTGGAAATACAATTGAACTTGCTGAATTTAAAATACTTTCAAGCGCATCCGAAGTTGCAAATGATGATTACAATTTCCTATTAGGAATGAGAAGAGCACATTCTTTAGTATTGGATATTCTTACTAAATTAAAAGGAGATGTAGATAAAATACCCGACTTTAACTGGCCATCAGAGCAGGAAGTTAAAAAGAATGCTAAAGATGGTTTAAATGACCAAAAGTTAACATTTACTTTTGAAAAGTTAGGATATAAAGGTAATGTAGGTAAGTTAATTATAAACTTTTCTACTGAAGGTGAAAACGCTAAAGGATTAACGAATGTTGATCCAGATGGTAGATTAGATTGTAAGACTGTTATTCAAACAAAATATGGTTTAAAAATAACGACACCAAACGCATTTTATTGTAGACAAACAAGTGTTAAGTTTTCCGCTAAAACACTTAGCGTACAAAAACCACCATCGACACAAAAAATTAAAATACCGAAAATTACAAAGGAGCCTGGTGAACCTGAAATTACATATACACCAAAGCCACCTATTGATGTAATGAAAAGAATAATTACTAAAACACTATCTGAATGTTACTACTTTAAAAAATTGGAGGAAGATTCACCGTTAGCGTTTACATCTTTAAAGGAAAAATTAAAATATTTTCATCCAGCTTTCCACTCAACAACACCTGAAGGATTGAACTCAAGATTAACGTTCTTATTACAATGTGTAAGACCTGGAAATACAATACCAATAAAAGGAATTGCTGATGTTAATGATTTAAATGCACGAAATACTTCTTTTGGTCCACCACCAATATGTGTTATAAGAATTGGTGATTTTTATCACTCTAAAATTGTTATAAGAGACATTAACATAACGTATGACGATTCAACATGGGATTTAAATCCAGAAGGTATTGGAGTACAACCAATGATTGCTAATATAACGTTACAAGTTAGTTTCATAGGTGGACAAGGACTGGAAAGACCGGTTGAAAAATTACAAAATGCTTTATCATCTAACTTTTTTGCAAACACAGAAATTTATGATGAAAGAGCACAATCAACCGCAACTTTAATTGATGGTAAACCAGCGGACCAATTTACTAAAGAATTCATTGCTGAATTACAAAAGAAACCAGAATTTCAGTTAGAGGGTGATAAAGATAATAAACCAAAAGTTAGTCAAGGATTATATATTGGAACGGGAATTCTTAATTCTGGTCTTGATTATATTAAAATAGATTATACTAGTTTTATTGATACAATTTTTAGCGGTACAGATTCGTATATTAATTTATATAAATCATCATATAACGAAGTTGTTAAAAAATATGGTAAAAAAGTATCAAGTATATTTTTTCACAATAGATACAAAACTGTAACTGGATTAACAATTAACACAAGTGCAACAACAACAGATATATTACCTTTACTTGGAGCATCTAATAAAGATGCCAATGTAAACTTTTATAGTACAAAACTTACCACAGATTTAAATAGTTATATTAATAACAATGACGTAACCACCTTATTGGGTTTTAATAAAGCAGTAACAAGTGAAGGAATGGATTGGTCTAACGAAAAATTAAGAGAAACGTTAAAATCAATCATTAACGAAAAAATAGGGGAAATGCCTGAAAGTAGTTCACTAAAGAAATTAGAAGATTCTAGAAATAAAGTAATTAAATTATTTGAAAAAGCTAATTTTTTAGTTAAAAATGAATTTGACGGAAAAGTTGATGGAGTACAATTTATCTCAACAACATTATCAGGTTTTACCGGTTCAACCTTATATAACCAATATTCAAATATTGTTGATTATTTTAAAAACAAACATGATGAGTTTAATGAAGACTTAGATATAAGTTTTGATTTTGCTACTGGTGTATTAAACGACAATATTTTTGTAGAACTAATTTCAATATTATTACAAGGAAAGAGAGAGACAATAACTAAACTTTATGAAGAAATTTCAACAAAAGAAACATCAGATAAAATTGGTGAAATTGTGGACAAATTAATAGAGACACCGAAAGAAAAGAATTTTAGAATGGGTAAATTCCCAATTAAAAAGGGTGGTAGTAAGATAGAATATGATGTGGATGTAACAGATTACATTGTTCTTGATGAAATAAAACAAAGTTTAATGGACCTTCACAATGCTGAACAAGTTAAATTTGGTACAGAAACTTTTAAATTAATATAATCATGAGTAGAGAATATTTTAATAGGTACCAATTTTATATAAATGATGGAGAATTTAGAGTTGTTCCAGGAATCGAAATACCAATAAAAGGAACAGACAAGTACCAACAATATAAAAAAGGTAAAGATAGATTAGATAAACTATCACAAGAATATTACAATTCACCATTATATGGTTGGTTGATTTTATTAGCAAACCCCGCTGCAGGTAGTTTAGAATTTGAAATACCTAACAATTATTATATAAGGATACCATATCCGCTAATCGACTCTTTACAAGATTATAAAAGTGGTGTAGAATTGTATAACTTATATTATGGGGAATAACAAAATTAGTCAGAGTGAAAATATTTTAGTAAAAGTTGATGTTAATAACTTAGTTTTTGTTGATCCCAATAGTGTGCAAAATGGTGACCAAGTAGAACCAAGAGGAATAAAACAAGAAAATTTAGTAATGTTTGTCAATCTTGAGGCAGATTTAATACCACGAAGCGTATTAACAGCATCTGGCGATAGTACATCGAAAGGAACATTATCGTCCATAGCTAAAGGAACCTTAAGTTTTACACAAAATAAAGGTAAAAATGGTAAAGATTTTGATACCGCGTGGACAGAAGAGTTTGTAAATGTAAAAGATGGAGTAGACAATGACGGAAATAAATATAACTACCAAAACGACTCAACTGCACAATCTTTTGGTATTGACAGTATTAACATTAATATTAAGGGTGCTAACTTTATACCACAAGTTAACATTAACTTTATTGACGTTAGAGGTAAAACTCTGTTTGAATCACCCCAAAATTCACCATATGGTGCGTTCTTTCATTTACCTTGGCCGATCTTTTATTTAACAATAAAAGGGTATTATGGTAAAGCAATTAAATATAGATTACATTTAACTAAGTTCAGTTCAAAATACAATGAATCAAATGGTAATTTTGAAATTGCCACAACATTTGTTGGGTCAACTTATGCGTTTTTAAATGACATACCACTTGATGGTATATTAAACGCACCATACATGTATATGGTTGAATCGGATCCCGATTTACCAGCAAAATTCAACGAGAAAAAAGGAACAAAAGAAAAACAGATTAAAAAATCTTCAAAAGGTTATGTAATGTTAAAATCTGTTTATGATGAATATAAACAAAAAGGTTTAATTGATAAGAACTTTCCAACAAAAACGTTAAGAGAAGTAATCGTTATTGCTAGAAGTTTAGATAAAATATTAGAAAAAGAAATATTCGGTGGATTGGTTGATATGAAACTATTCGTCGGTGTTAAAGATTTTGAAAAAAAATTAACAGAATTTGAATCGGCAGTTAAAAATTGGAGTAAAAGATTTGTAAGTGCCGAAACTGTGGAAGTAGATGGTGCCATTTATAATAGAATGGTGGATAGAACTATAACAGATATAAAAATAAAAGGAAGTACTGTTAATGGTACATTAGAAAGTATTATAACAAATTATCCTTTAGATTTAAAACAGACTAAAATATTTACAGAAACGTTTTTAAAACAATCTGCAAATGATTTTAAGAAAGAAACATTTAGTTATTCAAACAAAATAAAACCGATTGACTCTTATGTAAAATTAATAGCTAGCGGTTATGTGGTCTCTGTTCAAGGTGTTTTAAAAGACATCTATGATATGCAACAATTATTCGTTCAACAAAGAAATAAATTACAAGACCTTGTTGAAAGAAAAATGAATGAAATCGTTAAAGATAAAGATAAAGGAATTGGATTTGACCCAACAATACGTAATATATTTGCGGTAATTTTAGCAAATGCCGAAGTTTATATTAGGTTACTAAAAGAAGTACATAGTAAATCATTTGAGGTTTCCACAATAAGAAGACAAATATTAAAAGGGTTTAGTGATGAGTCAAAAGGTAATGATTCAATTTATCCTTGGCCTGAAGTAAAGAAACAAAGTTCAAACAAACAAAAAGTAATTGCATATCCTGGAGATCCTGAGTTACAACAAAAATTAAGGTCATACGATAAGTTTCTGTGGCCTGAAATTGATTTTTTAGAAAACTATCAAGCTGTAGGCACAAAAAGACAAGACTCATTAACAGGTAACGAAGGTTCTGCAAGTAAAATTGATTTCGTATTTGATAATTCAAATACAGATGGTGATTTACACAAAATAGCGACATTGTTTCAATTAGCAATTGGTACACCATATATTAACAAGTCAATATCTTCTATAATATATGAAATACATGAGAGAGGTAGATATGCAACATTATCCGACGATTTCTCATTAAACACAATTAATGAATTAGCGGATAGAGAATTTGATAATATACAAAAAATGTTTGGTGAAGACCCTGATGTTGTTGGAATGTTAAAAACAATGACAAACATTACAACACTAACAGAAAATTTATTATCGTTTTCACCATTTGATAGGTATCCCTATTTTGAAGATAAGTTACCAACAACACCTTATTTAAAAACAATTGAAAATACTCCATTCTCAATTGAAACAAGTTATAGTGGTAATAAGAATTTTGAAGATACTGGTGTTTTTAATAAATTAAAAGAAAATTTAAATGATTTCACATATGAGTCTGAAACTTATAGATTAAACATATATCCATTTAATTCGGATAGCTATTTAAACTATTTGGGTGAAGAATCATTTAGTTTAGCAGATTTAAATTTAAAACAAATATTTCAAGTTAATACCAAAGAAGGATTAATATCTGCACCTGCACTACCAACATATTGGACAGATAAATACTCTAACTTATTCGATGAAAAAATAAAAATTGGACCGAGTAGTTCCGCGAGTATTTTAAACACACCATATTTTCATAAACAATTAGAATCTGATTTCGGTAAGCAATCATATGGAAAGTATGCAGGTTCCGCATATCTTTTATTGAACTCATTACCATTTATTGATTTAGAAGATGAATTCTTTGGTAAAACAAGGTTATCTACGGTTTTTAGAGAGATAAGTGCATCACATTATGTACCCTATCATTTAATAATCAAATGGGGGTCAATTTATCATAGATATAAAAAGAAAATATTAGAAAATAAAGATATATTATCTGGATTTTTAAGTGGAACAACCACAACAGCAATTAGTGGAAAAACATTCTTTGATGATGGTAACAATTTAACATTTAATATTGGACAAAACGTAAATTATACATCACAAAATGTAATCGGTTTACATCCATTATATGATTCTGTATTTCATCAAATTGTAAATGGGTATTCACATTTCTTATTTTCAACTGGTGACACCATATCATTTGATACTGCATTTACTAATAAGACCATCAATGTAGTACAAGAACCTATTGGTGATAATGGTTTGTATTTCACAAGTTTTATTGACAACTCAAAAATAGTATCTTCAGACAAATATTTTACATTATTACCTTCAGTTGGGGGGTCTAAGAATGGTTTTACTAATGGACTTACCGCTAGTGGTAACGAACAGAAAAATTTTAAAATTTTATGGTGTTATGATAATGAATCAGTAACGGATTATTATGACGGTAAAGAATTCTTTGATTATGATGAATATAATAAATCATATGATGTTGGAACTTTGTTTTTTAATATGGTCGATTATTCTGGTCCATTTTTCACCGATTTAAACAAAGATGAAGATGCAAAGTATTCATTAGTAACATCTGAAAAAAGAAAGATATACGATTTAATTGCAACATTTAGTCCTCAAATTTTAGATAAATTTGAAGAATATTTTTTAGATTTTGCAACAGAAAAATTAGAAGAAGAAATACCATATAAAGTATTTCCAGACTATAACGTAACAGGAATTGTTAGCGGTGAAACTAAAACAATTGAAAGTCATTCTGTAAAATATGATAAATTTCAAGATTTATTAAAGGCTTTAGTTACCATAGATAAAGACGATAATAATGACAACACAGATGTTAATGCAATTATAACAACATTAAAAGAAAAACAATTAAAAAAATTAGAATCAATAACTCAACAAATATTAGGAACTGATAATTTATTAAAAGTAACGATTGGTAACCCAAAAGAAATTGTACCAAATGTATGGAATGGTTTTGCTCAAATAGATGACGTAAATAGGTTTTCATATAATGAGTACAATTCATCACAATATAGTTCTAATAAAATGTATATTGATTTATATGTGGGAGGAGAACCATCAACAGATTGTTATAAAAATTTCTTCGTAACTAATAATGTAGAATTAAGTGAAGAAAATGTATTAATATTTAGACCATTGATTCTAATATTTGCTGGATGGGTCGAAAGTAAAGGATTAGCATACACCCCAACAAAGGCAGATTTCCAAGATTATATAAAAACAAAAATATTGAGAGGACCTGAATTAAGACTTGGACAATATTTTACACAATTATTACCTAAGTTATCAACTTTAACAGTTAAAGATAGTAAAAATGAGGTTACGATTGTAAATGGATATAATGACATTCCATTAAAATTAGAATTATATAATTACTTTAAATCGTTTAATGATAAATGGGTTGCAGGAAATTCATTAGGACAAAGGACTTTAATGGAAGAATTTTTATTCTTAGATAAAGCAAATAAAGACATAGGAGACCAAGCGTACCTTTCACTTGAAAAATTATTACCATTAGAAGATACAAAAAATAGTAAGGCGAATCTTTATAGTGTAATATCAATGTTAATACAAGGAACGGGATTTGATATGAGGGGATTACCAGCATACGTTAATTTCTACGGAACAAACAACTCAACTAAATCTAGAATAACACCATCTAAGAAAATTGCTGAAAATTTATTTGGAACATTTTTAGATGTGGACTATCAAGATTCTTCACCTAAAATTCTTATTCAATATACGGGACCAACATCTAAACATCTAGAGTTGGCTGACATTAACGAAAAATATAAATTTAAAAACGATAGTGGTAACTTATTTAGTGGAGTAGGTAGTCCATTAGTTATAACAACACCACAGGTGTTTAGTCAAGGAGATTATGCAAAATCTAATAAAGTGGTTGCGTTTGAAGTAAGTGTTGGTGACCAAAACCAAGGTATTTTTAAGAGTGTACAACTTGACCAATCATCAATAAGGAACACCACAGAATCATTTAATGTTATTGAAAATTTGGGTCGTTCTGAAAGTGGTGCGGCTGCAAATCAAATAGACATAAGTTTATTTGACATATACAGACAGGCATCATATACTTGTGACGTAACATGTATGGGTAATGTTATGATTCAACCAACAATGTATTTTTATTTAAAAAATGTGCCTATGTTTAGGGGGTCATATTGGATAACTGAAGTTTCACATAGTATTAGGAATAATAATATAATAACCACATTTAAAGGTACAAGAATTCCTTATGCATCATTACCTGACCCTAAGGATTCATTCCTATCAAGTTATAGGGTTTTATTTGACAAGATAACTAGAGCGGCAATTGCTAAAACTAAAGAACAAGAAAATTCCACAACAACAGGGTCAACAAAGAATGAACAAACACACACAACAAGTGATGGTAAAACATTCTTATCAGATATGGGAGATAGTAAACAAGCTATTAACGGAGAAAAAATATTATTAGAACAAGGGGTTACACAATATGGTGTACCATATAATGGATATAACGAAGAAAAGTACATTCAAAAAGTTAGTTTCAATGGAAAAGATTATTTAAGGGCTCAAGTTATTACTATGGGTGGACCAAATTATGAGATAAAAGAAACAATATCTATGAATATTATTTCGAGACAAACGGAACATACAATAGAACCCAACCCAATTACTTGGAAAGATTTATCAAGTTCAACAAGATACTTCTATTCGACAAAATTTGATTTTGATGTAGCTAAACCAAATTTAATTATCAAAGGAACCACTAAGTTTTATAACCCAAAGGATGTAAAAACCCCAATAACCGTACCACCAGTTGGTTCGGGACAAATTAACGTTAATAACATAACAGGACCAATTAATGCAGGACCAACAGGGGTTAAATCTGGATTGGCACTATCTAAACAATTAATGAAAGATTTAAAAGTACAAGATGGGGATGTTGTATATTTTGAAATCATTTAAGAATATTAACAAATTTGGGATATTTATACATATAACAGAAAATTATGGAAAATAATAAATTAAACAACACCATGGATCAGTTCTTAAGTCCTAAACAGACTAAAAGAACATCAAATGATGAAATGGAAAGAGAAGAGTGTGATATGGTAACGGGAGAATGTTACACAATCAGAGAAAAAGACGGAATTGTTGAAAGAATAAATAAAAAATACGTTACAAACGACGGTAGACAATTATTACAAGATTAAGCCATGTTAGAGAAAAAACTACAAGAAGAATTAAATCGTTATAAAGCCATAAATAAATATGGTAAGACGATGATAATGGAACAAGACGCACCTCCTGCCGATCCAGCATTGGACCCAGCTTTAGGAGCACCTGCAGATATGGCACCAGATCCAAACGCATTACCTACTGCTGACGCACCACCTATGGACGCAGCACCCGCTCCTGAAATGGACAATACAGAAGAAGTAGATATTACCGATTTGGTTAACATGGTTAAAAGTGTTAAGAAAGACCAAGAAGATAGTACGGGATCAAACAACGAGGTGATAACTAAGATGGACGACGTGTTTACAAAGCTAACTGATTTAGAACAAAAATTAGCTCAAATGGACCAAGTAATGAGTAAGATTGACCAATTAGGTGCAACCGTTGAGGCCAACAAACCAAAAACTGAAGTTGAAAGACTTGAAATGCGTTCTTTGGATTCATATCCATTTAATGAGAAACCACAAGAATTCTTCGCACACAAACAAGGTGAGATGAGAGCAAGTGGTAAGAATGAATACATTTTAACCAAAGACGAGGTTGAAAATTATCCAGTTGAAAATATAAAAACATCATTTAACCCAAGCGAAGAGGAAGATGAATATAAGTTCTAATGTAAACTTTTTTTTAGGTTTACAAAATCAAATGAAAATATGTCATTGGCAAACCAAAGGTATTGCAAGACATGAGGCATTTGGTAATTTCTACGACGACTTAACTCCATTAATTGACAAGTATATTGAACAGGCAATGGGTAAGTATGGTAGATTTGTTTTGGATGAAGAAACAAAAACTATAGAATTATCAAATTTATCTGAAATAGATATTAAAGGTTTAGTTAATACGACTAGAGAGGCGTTGGTACAATTTACAGAACAACTTGACCCTTCAGACACCGATTTATTAAACCTAAGAGATGAATTTTTAGGATTGGTAAACAAATATGAGTATCTATTTACGATGGAATAACACAAACCCAAAAAAAATATTAAAAAACTTTAACCCAGATTTCCAAGTCTGGGTTTTTTTATGTATATTTTACTATAACAATTTAAATAATTAAAATTTAACAACATGTCAACATTTGATGCAGTACTCGCTCAGTACGAGAAAAGCAAAAACGCCACAAGTGGCACCGCAAACAAAATGTCCTCAGAGGACAGATTGAAACGTTATTTCACTACAGTATTACCTAAGGGTTCTAAGGGAGAAGAAAGACGTATTCGTATTCTACCAACAAAAGATGGTTCATCACCATTTGTTGAGGTTTACTTCCACGAAGTTCAAGTCGATGGAAAATGGGTTAAACTATATGACCCAAAACAAGAGGGAAAACGTTCCCCATTACATGAAGTTTATGAGGGTTTGATGATGACGGGTGTTGATTCTGATAAAGAATTGGCTCGTAATTATCGTTCTCGTAAGTTCTACATTGTTAAAGTTGTCGATCGCGATAACGAACAAGACGGACCTAAATTTTGGAGATTTAAACACAATCACAAAGGTGATGGTATTTTAGATAAAATCTTCCCAATTTTCCGTAACAAAGGTGATATCACCAATATTGAAAATGGTCGTGATTTAATCTTGTCTTTAGCCTTAACTAAGGCAGGTACAGGTAAAGAATACACAACCATCAATTCAGTTATTCCTGAAGACGCGGGTCAGTTACACACAGACGCAAACGTCGCAAAAACTTGGGTAGATAACGAATTAACTTGGTCAGATGTTTATTCTAAAAAACCTGAGGATTACTTAGAAATGGTCGCTAAAGGTGAGGTTCCACGTTGGGATTCAAACAGCAACAAATGGGCATCCAATTCAACATCGGAAGAAGTAATTTCAACACCGAAAACCCCATCAACTCCTGTGGTTGACCCACAAGAAGATGAGGATGTAGATTCAGAATTACCATTCTAATTATTTCACGGGGTGGTGAAACATCCACCCCATTTTTAAACACAAAACAATGGCAGGTATTAAAAAAACAGATTTTTCAGCAATCAAGAAGAAATTCTCGAAAGAAGCTGAATACAAGGCTGACCGTTTCTTCGATTTAGGAGATGCTTTCTTGGACGCCACAGGGCTTCCAGGTCCAGCGATGGGACACATCAATATGTTATTAGGTCACAGTGATACAGGTAAAACAACCGCACTTGTAAAGTCAGCGGTAGATGCACAAAAGAAAGGAGTTGTTCCTGTGTTCGTTATTACAGAACAAAAATGGAGTTGGGAACACGCGGAGTTAATGGGATTTGATAAGAACGGAGATTATCTTTTCAATAGTGATTTTGAGTATATCGAACAAATTACTGAGTACATCAATGAATTATTAGATGCTCAAGAAAAGGGAGACTTACCTCACGATTTATTAATCCTTTGGGATTCTGTAGGTTCAGTCCCTTGTAAAATGACTTACGATGGTAAAGGTGGTAAACAGCACAACGCGTCGGTATTAGCTGACAAAATTGGAATGGGTATCAACCAACGTATTTCAGGGTCAAGAAGGACAGATAAACCTTACACAAACACATTAATCATTGTTAACCAACCTTGGGTAGAATTACCTGATAATCCTTTCGGACAACCTAAGATTAAAGCAAAAGGTGGAGAAGCGATTTGGTTAAACTCAAGTATTGTATTCTTATTTGGTAATCAAAAAGGTGCGGGTACAACTAAAATCTCCATCACAAAAGATAAGAGAAAAATTAAAATAGCAACAAGAACAAAAATTTCCATAATGAAAAATCATATCAATGGTTCAGGTTATGAAGACGGACGTATCTTAGTTACCGCCCACGGATTTATGTCAGCAAAAGAAGATTCAGAAGAGAAGAAATCAATTGAGGATTATAAAAAAGAACAGGGTGATTACATCGGTAAGATGTTAGGTGTTAATGTTACAGACATCACAGACGTGGAAGTTGTAACAGAGGAAAGTGATTTATAATAAATTTATTTAATGTCTGTTTTATTAGTAGATGGCGACAATTTACTTACGATTGGTTTCTATGGCGTTAAAAATGCCTTTCATAATGGAGAACACATTGGGGGAATGTATCATTTTCTTAATACTCTTAGAAGAACATTTGAGACGTACAATTTAGACAAGATAGTTGTATTTTGGGATGGATTAGAAGGGTCCCAAACTCGTAAGAAAATTTACGCACCTTACAAAGAAAACAGAAGATCACGACTTCGTTCTGAAGAAGAAGTTAACTCTTACGGTTACCAAAGAGATAGAGTAAAACAATATCTTGAAGAGTTATTCGTAAGACAGGGAGAATATGAGTATTGTGAGACTGATGACAACATTGCATACTATACTCAGAATTCACCCAAAGAAAATAAAATAGTTTATTCTTCAGACGGAGACCTAACACAATTGGTTTCAAAAAATACACAAATCTACAATCCGTCACACGGAAAACTTTACAAACAAAACGATACAATTGTTTATAACCACGAGGAAATCTTAATTGAAAATGTTAAATTGGTTAAGATGATGTGTGGTGACTCCTCAGACAACATTGCCGGCATAAGAGGGATGGGCGTAAAACGATTTTTATCGGTTTTTCCCGAACTAAAAACACAACAAATTTCTGTTGAACAAGTTAAGAACAAATGTGAGGAAATCTTTCAACAAGACAAACACAACAAACTTATTGCGAATTTACTAACAGGTGTTACCAAACATGGTGTATTAGGTGAGGAGTTTTTTGATATAAACAATCGTATCGTAAGTTTGGAAGAACCTTTTTTAACCGACGAGGCTAAAGAAAACATAGATTTACTAATAAATGAAAACTTAGATCAAGAAGGTAGGTCTTACAAAAACGCCATGAGAATGATGAGGGACGATGGAATTTTTAATCTATTACCAAAATCAGATGATGGATTTGTTAAATTCTTAAACCCATTCCTTCGATTAACAACAAAAGAAAAAAATAAAAAAAAAATAATTAAAATCAAAAGTTATGAGTAACTACCAACAACAACCGGACATTACAAAATTTGAATTCCTATTAACATTAGAGGGAAACATTATTTGTCAAAGATTCTTTAATGTAAAGGATCATGTGGAAAATTCGAGACGATCTATGGACCTTCATTATTATCTAAGAAATATTTGTGAGGATATTTCTGAAGATTTAAAAATAAAAAGTTCTGATTATTTGTGCGAAAATCAAAATTATTTCCTATCTTCGGACTATGTGGAAGACGCTCCCGAGAAGGATAGAGAACACTTTTTATTGGAAATTAAATTGAATGAAGATGTATTTATTCAAAGAATATTCCCAGCATATTACTATCATCCAAAGGTTAGGTATACTGTCGATATCCGTCCAAATTTGAAGCGTATCTTGTCAGACTTAACTGACATCCTGTCTTCAGAAGAATTGGAAACCACATACTTGAATTATCAATTGTAATTTAAACACACATTATAAAATAAACACATGGAAGAGAGAAATTTTGGGCATTTAGGATTTTCGTTTCAACAATCTTTATTGAAGGCGATTATTGAAGATAAAAAATATGGAGAAACAATTATTGACGTATTAGATAGTAAGTTTTTTGATAATAACTCATTTAAATTCATCATGGAAAACATGAAGGAGTTATATAAAAATTATAATAAAATACCCGATTACAACACAATTGCACAGAAAATTATGGCTGAAGGTGGTAATAACACCTCATCTAAATCACACGCAGATACGTTAGATGCAATTAAAAACAACGAACAACAAGTTGATTACGTTAAAGACACGGCACTTAACTTTTGTAAACAACAAAACTTAAAAAAAGAATTAAAAGGAGTACAAAGTATTATTGATAATGGGGATTTCGAATCTTACAATAAGATTGAACAAATTATTCAAAAGGCACTTCAAGTTGGAATTTCAAACGATGACGCGACCGATGTTTTTCATGGTATTGATGAGGCGTTAGAGAAGGACTTTAGACACCCATTACCGACAGGTATTGTTGGAATCGACAACTTACTTAAAGGTGGATTAGGAATAGGAGAATTGGGTATTGTATTAGCTCCTACGGGTACTGGTAAGACTACCTTACTTACAAAGTTTGCAAATACCGCATATAACTTAGGTTATAATGTCGTACAAATATTTTTTGAGGATAATCCGGGTAATATTAAAAGAAAACACTATACGATTTGGACAGGTATTGCACCTGATTCACAACCTGATAATGTTGAGGAAGTTAAGATTAAAATCGAGGAGGCTCAACAACGTTCAAAAGGTAGTATTAAATTATTAAAATTGGCTAGTGATAATGTAACCGTTTCTGAAATTAAAAACAAAATCAGAAAAATGAATTCAGACGGAACCAAAATTGATTTATTAGTTTTAGATTACGTGGATTGTATTTCATCGGATAAATCGACTAATGGTGATGAATGGAAAGGTGAGGGTTCAGTAATGAGAAGTTTAGAATCTATGACGGGTGAATTTGAAATGGCAATATGGACGGCAACACAAGGTAATAGAGAATCAATTTCTAGTGAAGTGGTTACAGGAGACCAAATGGGTGGATCAATTAAAAAGGCACAAATTGCTCACGTTATTTTATCTATTGGTAAAACATTAGAACAAAAAGAACATAACTTAGCAACCTTAACATTACTTAAATCTCGTATCGGTAAAGATGGTGTCGTATTTCAAAATTGTAAATTTAACAATGAGTTTTTGGAAATTGATACAGAATCACAAAATACCTTATTAGGTCACGAGGAACAAAAAACACAAATCAATGCTAACCGTGCGGCTGAAGCGTTTAAAAGAAGACAAGAATTAGCAACTAAATAAAATAAAAAAATGACAGAAAAAATATTACAAGACAATCCAGGAAAGTTTGTCCTTTTTCCAATCGAACACCATGACTTATGGAAGTTCTATAAACAATCTGAGGCGTCATTTTGGACTGCAGAGGAAATTGATTTAGGTCAAGACGTATCTGATTGGGAGAATAAGTTAAATGATGATGAACAACATTTTGTTAAACACGTTTTAGCATTTTTTGCAGCTTCTGATGGTATTGTTAATGAGAATTTAGCGATGAATTTTGTTAACGAAGTTCAATATACCGAAGCTAAATTTTTCTATGGTTTTCAAATTATGATGGAAAATATCCATAGTGAAACGTATTCATTGTTAATTGATACCTTAGTTAAAGATAAAGAAGAACAACACAAATTATTTAATGCAATTGAAACCATACCGGCAATTAAAAAGAAAGCGGATTGGGCTCTTAAGTGGATTAGCTCTGAATCTTTTGTTGATAGATTATTGGCATTTGCTGCAGTTGAAGGTATCTTCTTTTCAGGTTCATTCTGTTCAATTTTTTGGTTAAAGAAAAGAGGTTTATTGCCAGGATTAACATTTTCAAATGAATTAATCTCAAGAGACGAGGGTATGCATTGCGATTTTGCTTGTCATTTATATAACAATCATATTCAAAATAAAATCTCACAAGAGAGAATTAAAGAAATTATTTGTGGAGCTTTAGAGATTGAAAAAGAATTTATTTTAGAAGCATTACCTGTACGTTTAATTGGTATGAATTCAGATTTAATGGCACAATACCTTGAATTTGTAACTGACAGATTATTAGTTGCATTAGGTGTACCTAAGGTTTATAATTCAGAAAACCCGTTTGATTTTATGCAGAACATTGCATTACAAGGTAAAACAAATTTCTTTGAAAAAAGAGTCGCTGAATATCAAAAGGCGGGAGTTAATAATGTATCAGAAGATTTAGATTCTGCGTTTGGTGATGTGGATTTTTAATTTAAAAAAGACTTAATAAAATGAAAGTAAAAAAAAGAAATGGTGAATTGGAGGAGATGAGATATGACAAGATCACTAAACGTATTAGTGTTCTTTGTCATGATTTAAATATGGAATATATTGACCCAACGTTTGTTACCCTAAAAGTAACTTCGGGGATTTACGATGGAATTTCAACAACTGAATTAGATGTATTAGCTGCGGAGACCGCAGCAGCCATGGTTACCACACATCCTGATTATGCAAAACTGGCGGGAAGATTGGCTGTTTCTAATTTACATAAAACAACACCTAAAAAGTTTTCACAATCAATGAAAGAATTATATTCCTTTATTGAACCAAAAACAGGTAAAGAATCTTCATTAATTGATGATAATGTATATCAATTTGTTTTAGCAAACAAAGAAATCTTAGATGGAGCTATCAATCAAGATCGTGATTTAGATTTTGATTATTTTGGAATTAAAACTTTAGAACGTTCTTATCTATTAAAAATTGGTACTCGTATTGTTGAAAGACCTCAATATCTTTATATGAGAGTTGCAGTTGGTATTTGTAAAGGAGACGTCAATATGGCGTTAAGAATTTATGATGACCTATCACAACATTTTTATACACACGCAACACCCACATTATTTAATGCTGGTACTAAAAGAGCACAAATGTCATCTTGTTTCTTAATTGGAAATAAAGGAGATGATATTGATGGATTGTTTGATACAATTTCTGACGTTGCAAAGATTTCTAAGTGGGCTGGTGGTATTGGATTACACGTACACGATGTTCGTGCTAAGGGATCATATATTAAAGGAACTGGTGGAGAATCTGATGGTCTGTTACCAATGATGAAGACGTATAATGAGGTTGCTCGTTGGATTAATCAAGGTGGTAAACGTAAGGGTTCATTTGCTATTTATCTTGAACCATGGCACGCTGACATTTATGAATTTATTGATTTAAGAAAGAATCATGGTAAAGAAGAAATGAGGGCAAGGGATTTGTTTTTAGCAATGTGGACACCAGATTTATTTATGAAACGTGTTGAGGAAGACGGTGATTGGACATTGTTCTCACCTGATGAAGCGCCAGGATTATCTGATGCTTACGATACACCTGAAGAAAAAACATTTACCATGTAGTACGAATCTTACGAACAACAAGGGTTAGGTAGAAAAGTGGTTAAAGCAAGAAAATTAATGGATGCAATTTTAACCGCACAAATTGAAACAGGAACACCTTATATGTTATATAAAGATCCTGCCAATTATAAATCAAATCAAAAGAATTTAGGTACGATTAAATCATCAAATTTATGTACCGAAATTATTGAATACTCATCACCAACAGAACAAGCTGTTTGTAATTTGGCTTCAATCGCATTACCTAAGTATATCGTTAACGGTGAATTTAATCACGATATGTTATATGAATATACCTACCAAGTTGTAAAAAACTTGAACAACGTAATCGATTTAAATTTTTATCCAACTGAAGAAACAAAACGTTCAAATTTCAGACATCGTCCTGTTGGTTTGGGTATTCAAGGATTGGCGGATGTATTATGTATGTTACATTTACCATTCGAATCTGATAAGGCAGATACACTACAAACTGATATTTTTGAAACAATATATTTTGCGGCAATGACGTCCTCAAAAGATTTAGCTAAAGAATTCGGAGCATATGAAACAATCGTTGGTTCCCCAATTGAAAAAGGAATCTTTCAATATCAAATGTGGAATAAAGTAGATTCTGATTTATCTGGTCGTTGGGATTGGAAATCATTAAGAAAAGATGTCATCAAATTTGGAGTTAGAAACTCATTATTGGTGGCACCGATGCCAACAGCATCTACCGCACAGATTTTAGGTAACAATGAAGCGTTTGAACCATTTACAACTAATTTATATTCTCGTCGTACATTAAGTGGTGAGTTTGTTATGATTAATAAACATTTGGTAAAAGATTTATTAAATCTTGGAATGTGGAACGAAGGAATCAAAAACAAACTAATCATGGAAAATGGTTCGGTTCAAAATATTCCAGAATTACCAACAGATTTAAAAGAGATTTATAAGACTGTTTGGGAAATGTCACAAAAGAGAATTTTACAAATGGCAGCAAATAGAAGTGTGTTTATTGACCAATCACAATCATTAAATTTATTTATTGATAACGCAACTAAACCTAAATTATTGGCGGCACACTTATTTGGTTGGAAATTGGGATTAAAAACGGGTATGTATTACTTAAGAACAAGAGCGGCGGTAGATGCGTTAAAGGGATTAGGTGTCGATACATCAACACCAAAATTGGTGGAACAACCAACAGGACAACAAACTGCGGTATATCCTACTACACCAAAAAGTAATCCAATTATTAGTGAAAATACACCAGAATTACAAATGACAATCGAAAGACCAATAGACTCACCATTTGATTGTGAGGGATGTGGTTCATAAAAATAACGTTTAAATGTCAAAACAATATTAAATCCAACTTAGGTTGGATTTTTTATTTATTACCATTTTAGATTAGTTTATATTTATAATCATGGCGATAACATATGGAATTGATTTCCCATTTAGAGATAGTTTAAAGGGTGATTATGTTAAATTAACAACAACACCCGAAAGAGAAGTACGAGCGAATCTTATACATCTTTTATTGACAAGAAGAGGTAGTCGTTATTTCTTACCCGATTTTGGTTCAAGATTATACCTATATATCTTTGACCAAAACGATAGTGTTACATTCGATTTAATTGAAGATGAAATAAGAGAATCCGTTAAAAAATACATTCCAAATTTAGATATAACAAAATTAGATGTTATGTCTGCAGAAGATGACCCTGATACTGTTAGAACATTTAGTCAAGATGAAGATGAGAGATTATTTAGGGTTTCTGACAATACAACTAAACCACACACCGCAGTAGTGAAAATTGAATATACGGTTAATAACGGAGCATTTTCATCTTCGGACTTTATAATACTAAACATTTAAAATGGCTAAGAAAATATCATACGCAACTAGAGATTTTGCAGGACTAAGACAAGAATTAGTAAATCTAACAAAAGAATATTATCCTGATTTGGTTAAAAATACCAATGATGCGTCAATATTCTCCGTTTTATTAGATTTAAATGCTGCGGTTGCAGATAACTTACACTTTCACATTGATAGGGTTTGGCAAGAAACTATGTTGGATTTTGCACAACAAAGACAATCATTATTTAATATTGCCAAAACATATGGTATAAAAATTCCTGGAACAAGACCATCGGTAGCGCTGTGTGATTTTTCAATAAATGTACCTGTTAGAGGTGATAAGGAAGATGAAAGATATTTGGGAACATTAAGGATTGGTGCTCAAGTTTCAGGAGGAGGACAAATATTTGAAACAATTAATGATATCGATTTCTCAAGTCCATTTAACAATAAGGGAGAACCAAATAGATTAAAAATACCAAACTTCGATGGTAATGATATTTTAGTTTCTTATACAATCACAAAGAGAGAACCTGTGGTTAATGGAGTAACAAGAATATACCGAAGAGTAATAAGTGAATTAGACCAAAAACCTTTTTTAAGACTTTTCTTACCTGAACAAAATGTTTTAGGTGTGGTAGGAGTGATACACAAAGAAGGAACATCTTTTGGGACCAACCCAACAGCTTCTGAATTTAACGCATCAACAAATAAATGGTACGAAGTTAAGTCGTTAATACAAGATAAAGTATTCATAGAAGACCCAACTTCAGTATCCGATAAAGACAATTTTAGGGCAGGAACTTACTTACAAGTTAATAGTAAATTCTATACAGAATATACACCTGAAAGTTATTTTTCATTAACTTTTGGTAGTGGTTCCGTTGACCCACTAGAGAATTTAGACAATTACATGACAGGTCAATTAAAAGTTAACTTGGCTAATTATTTAAACAATATGTCATTAGGGTCAATACCTAAAGCAAACACCACATTGTTTGTGAAATATCGTATTGGTGGGGGTAAAGATTCGAATTTAGGGGTTAATATCATTACAAGTGTAGATAGTGTTGAATTTAACATAAATGGTCCTAATAACGCAATTAATTCACAAGTTGAATTATCTTTAAGAGTTAATAATGTAACGGCAGCTGTAGGTGGTGCAGACCAACCTACAATCGAAGAAATTAGAAACATGGTTTCTTATAATTTTGCAGCACAAAATAGAGCGGTAACATTAAATGATTATAAGTCATTAATTGAGACAATGCCATCCACATACGGAGCACCCGCTAAAGTTAATGTAATGGAGGAAGATAATAAGGTTAGAGTAAAATTATTATCTTATGATGACCAAGGTAATCTAACCGATGTAATATCTAATACATTGAAAAACAATATATTAAATTATCTTTCAGAATATAGAATGATTAATGATTATATTGAAGTTGCAAATGGGCAAGTTATTGACTTAGGATTAGATATTAATTTGGTAATTAATAAAAACGAAAACCCAACGGACGTTATTAAACAAGTAATTCAAACATCAATAATGTTCTTCGCCATTGACAAACGTAAAATGGGTGACCCATTATTTGTGGGAGATTTAATTCGAGAAATTGGTTCAATTTATGGTGTTGTTAACGTAGTGGGAATTAAGGTATTTAATAAAATTGGTGGTAAATACTCATCATCTGAAGTATCACAATCATATATAGATACAACAACTAAAGAAATACAACAAATTGATACGACGGTCTTTATGCAGTCAAATCAAATATTCCAAATCAGATTCCCAAATAGTGATATAAGGGTGGCAACTAAACCTTCAGGAACGACTACATACTAAAATGTTTTTTCTTTATAATAGTAGAAAATCACATGCTTTCTATTTATTAAGAGAATGATGCAAAAACATAGAATTTCAACAAATATCGGTAAAGAACAGAAGGTCACTGTCGAATTAAAACAAGACTACGACCAACTGGAAATTTTATCCTTAAAATTCTCACAAACAGATGTTTATACATCACTTTGTGCGGACTATGGGGTGGTTTGTGGTAGAATTACCGCGAATGACGGATTTGGAATACCTAATGTTAGAGTATCAATATTTGTACCTCAAACCGAAGCAGATTCAACCGACCCCATAATTTCTGCGTTATATCCTTACACCGAAGTTTCAGATAAAAATGATGACAATTATAGATATAATTTGTTACCAGCAAGAAAACAACATGGTGGACACAAACCAACAGGAACCTTTCCAGATCAATCGGATATTTTAACAAGAGAGGAAGTATTAGAAGTATACGAAAATTATTATAGATACACCGTTAAGACTAACGAATCGGGTGACTTCATGATTTGGGGTGTGCCGGTGGGTAAACAAACATTACATGTCGACTTAGATTTATCTGATATTGGTTGTTTCTCATTAAGACCTTATGACTTTATTAAAAGAGGAGAAGGTATTGAGAAGTTTGAAAGATACTATGAATTTAAATCAAGTTCAGATATAGATGGGTTACCACAAATTATCAAATACGATAGAACTATTGAAGTTTTCCCGTTTTGGGGAAATCTTGATTTATGTGAAATAGGTATATCAAGGGTTGATTATGACATATCACAAAGTGGTATTAGAATCGAACCTATATCATTAATTTTAACATCTACAATTACAGACGATAATGGAGATGCCGTAAAAAGAAATGGGGTTATCAGAAGAAATACTGGTTACAAATGTAATCTACAAACTACCGAAGGTAAAATTTCCGCAGTTAGATACACAGGTAAAAAAGTTTATGGTTCAAACGGGACCACATTATACCCTCAATTAGAATATTTTAATCCATCTGAAACTATTGATGAAGATGGTGCGGCAATGGTTGTATTACCAATGAACTTGGAATATGTTTTTACAAATGAATTTGGCGAACAAGAAATCACCAACGACACAAACAAAGGTATACCAACAACTACAATTGCTAGATTTAAATTTTCACTTGATGGTAACAATGAAAAAACGGGAACCGCAAATTATTTAGTACCACAAATTAGAGAATACAACTCAAACACATATGGTCAGAATGATTTAGGTGAGTATAATGAAGACTTATTAACAACATACCAATTTTCTGACGTGTTCGAAGATTATTTAAAAATTGCTTGGCCTGAGGGAACAACTGGTTCAACAATGTCAACAACATATCAAAATGACAAAAAATCATTTATGTTGGGTACGTGTACTGGTTGTGATTTAGGTGTTCCACAAGATGTTTTTTATAAATTTATTTTTGGTAAAGTCTATACGGTTTCATCTTTTCAGGGAACACACTACGAAGTATCTGCGGGAGAATCATTTTTAGGACTTTCAAGAAGAGATGCATTTTTAGGTTTAAAAGAAATTAGACCAAATACAGAAGATGATTGTACAAGTAAAGCTAATTATTTCCCAACCAATTTTGCATTTAGAAATAGAATAAAATTTGGACTGATATTATCTGAAGTTTTACTATTCGTACAATATATTTTTACAATTGTACAGATATTTGTTTTTGAGACTATAGGTAGAGTTATGTGGAATGTGGGTGGTGCGGCCATGGCATTTAAATTTTTGGGTAAACACTATTTAATGGGAATTGGTGTGGGATTAAGGGAATTTGCAATGAGGGTAAAAGAGGGGGGTCAAACAATATTACCATTAACAACATACCCCGATTGTGAGGAATGTACAACCGATGTTGATAGTGCAACTCAAAATTCTGGTGGTGGTAATCTTAGTTTATATAATAGAAGTGCGGAGATTAAAACTATAGTTGTACCATATGAAGGATATATTTATTTGGTTTATTTGTCAGGACAAACACCAAACTATTTAAATACAAGTACAACAACAGGTACAACATTTTTAACTGAATTATATGCTGGTGAGTCGGCAAAAGAAACTAGTGCAACTGGAATAACCGAAAGTCAGATTACATTATTACATACATACTCAAATCCAAACGCAACATCAGAAAGAAGATTTGTTGGTGGAATTTATCCGCTAGCTGGTACTGACCCATCCACAGACACATTTAATGATATGTTTACAGAATTTAATTCCGCATTTGTAGACGGACAATTAAATTCATATTTTCAATTAGTTAACGTAACATCACCAACAAATACGGGTAACTCTGTAAAAATTACGGTTATTCCTAATCAAAGTGTTTATGCTGAATACGTTGACGTAGCGGGAGGAGCAATTCCCGCAACGGAAGATATTGAAGTTGAACTTTTAATTAGAAATAATTGTGATTATACATATAGAACACAAACGGTAACAATTTATAGTGGACAAACAGGTAGCACTAATTCAACATTACAATTAATAGATTGTGGAGGAGGTTCTACACAACTAGAAAGTTATGAAAGAGTTAGTTCAATTACACCGGACACATATAGACCATATAATACAGGTGGAGGAGTATCATATGAAAACCGACCAGCAATTAAGATATCCTATGATCAATGGTCAACATATGCCGGTGTAGATTATTCTAGTGGAGGTATTGATGGAATAAGGGACTTATATGCCGTTGTTAGACTTTATGATAAGGGAAGTTTGAAAACAACGGGGGCGTTAGGTCAACTAGTAATTGAACAAGGATGTGCAAAGTATGATAAATTTTATGATGAAACTAATGTATTAACATATCTATGGTCATCATCTGGAGGATATGGTACCGCAACTGATGTATCAAACGCGGGTAATACTAATGGGACCCAATGGTACAAAGCAACAAAACGTGTAACATATGATGAGGGTAGAACGGTTAACTCATTTCACCAATTGGGAAAACCATTTTATACTAATTCAGCATATAGTGAATCGTTAACAAGTCCTGGTTCGAATTATACTTTAGTGGCCGCCATTGCTGGTGACACAACCACAAGGAGACTACCGAATGTTGCAGATTTAGAGGGTGGAGATAATACATATTCTAAAAAAACAAAATCAGGATTAACTGAAATTAGAGATGGTGTCGTTACAATTGTTCCTGTTATTAACGGTACATCTAAAAATCAATCAGTAATAAAGGAATGGTATCGAAGAAAAAGAGTTGGTGTTTTCTTTTGTGGTGGAGTAACAAATTATTCGTTCATTGATAACTGGTTAAATGGTGTACTATACTTTTTTAAATTTGATAAGAGAATAAAATGGGACGATGTAAATGTTTTAGATTTAAATCAAAGAGGTTCAAAATATCCAAGAGAGTTAGTTTTCTATAATATACTTGACCAACAATTTTATTATAGGGCAACACCATACGTTCCAATAACCGGATCTACAGGTGGATTTATTGGTCAAAAATATAATAATTCAAATGGTGCATTAAGTTATAGAGAAATTTTACACCCAACAACATTTTATGACGTGGGGGTGAGAGATGAGTTCTTATATGAAATATGTCAAGACCCAAGAATTGACCCAACGTGTTCTGTAATTAGAGATGTCAATACAACTTCATATCAAGACCCCGCAAATATTGTAGAATATGCAATAAACTATAGGTTAGATATAAATGGTGGCAAATTTGATGTTGGTGATTTCTTTAGTGGAGCTGGAATGGGTTCCAATGTTGGGGGATTTGACGGAGACATAACCCAATTAATGTCAATAAATTGTGAGGCAGGTATTGAAGGGTTTGATTTAGATAGTCCACATTATTTTATTTATAATGGTGAATTAATGGATCCGGAAGATGATTATTTTTCATCTTTTTTCAAACCGACAGGAACATTTGGACCAACACCAATAGATTTAAAATTAGATACAAATGGTTCATTTATAAGACAATGTTTAAATTTTAGATTGGGTGATTATTCACAAAAGGTGCCATTCTATTTGTGGGATAAAAAGGGAACAGGATTTGGTAGTTATAGTACCGATGAAGATGATCAACAATGGGATAGAACATCAATTGCATCAATGAAATTACAAAGAATGTTTTCAATAAGTGGTGCTACCGCAACTGAAACAAATTATTTAATGGCAGATGGTGAAGAAGAATACTTATTAAAACCAATGACAATAACTCACCCACAATATTCATTTACGGGTAATACAACAGATATGTTGGAAAGATTTGAAAATATTAGTTTAAATGCACCAAATACTACAGCAAATGCTGCTCAATATACGAATGTTGAGGGCGATATTTGGTTACACGTACAATCTGGATTTACAATTGACACATCGGTATGGGTAAAAAATCCGGCTAGTGGTACAACATATGTTGTGGTAAATAAAACGTGGGTCGAACAACCCGACAAGTACGTTAAAGATTATAGAGAAACTTTTCTATTTCAAACACAAACAAATTATGATGGAAGAAAACAAGTATTATCAACACCATTCTTATTTTACTTTGGATTGAGACCCGATAAGACATCATTAGATGCATTAATAAAATATTATGGGCCAAAAGGAGCCTTCCCATCAGCTGAATAATGGAAGAGAATAAAAAAATACTCTTACCAAGTAAGAGATTTAAAAAAGCGGATACAGAAGAATTAGATTTAAGATTAAATCTTGAAACAACCGAATCATTAATGAGAATCGGTGATAGAGATATTATTTTAGATATTGATAAATTATACGACAAGGAAAGAAACGAAAGTAAAAAATATAAAATTTTTGGTAAAATAAAAATGGTTTTCCGTAACATGTATAGTGGTAACACGGATTACACTTATTTAAAAGATAGATTATATTTGGTTGGTAATGGAACAACAACAGACCACACAGGATTTTTACCTTACGATGAATTTGCATTATTAAGAAGAGATGTTGTTAGAGAATATAATGAACCACAAACAGGTACAACATTAACAGGATATACGCAAGCACATTTTAAATTAGTAGGACCAACGGGACACACGATTGTAACACCAATAACGGCACCATATCAAAATTGGAACGTTTATTTAAGTTATGTTTATGGTAGTGATTCGGGGTATACAATGACGTATACACTATCAGGAGCAACAAAAACAGAAGGAACTAATATTATACGAAATTTTAAAGCGGGTGATGGAATTCCATTTAGGGTTTCATATAGTGGAGGTACAATGTACGAATTAACAAGTCCTGTTGAACATGGGATGAAGGCGGGTGAATATATTACACTCTCAGGAACTACTTTAACAGGAACAACAACAGGTAGAACATTTTATATTAATACCATAGGAAATGAATTTCATAATTCACAAAATTACGTCATTAATATTTTAAAAAATCAATTAAAATCGGGAACCACTTTTACAAATGTTATGGTGGGAAAAAGAGTTTTAGATAGAAATAATATAAACGGGTCAACATCTAAATATTATGTACATAAACATAAAACACTAACAGATGCGAACTCATATATTTTGGATAAGGTTGGATTTGAAACACCAATATGGGAAGATGAAAAGAAATTAATATTTGAAAATTTCTCAGGAGAGAATGATGTTTTAGTTGAAAGAAATAGAATGGAATCTGTTTTATTTGATTTCAAAGAACCTTTTATATTAACAGGTTTAACGAATAATTTAGGATACACACCAACAGAAGTATATGTAACCACCATTTATAAAAATGGGCAAGGTTATTTTAATTACCCACCAAAAGTAGGACATAAATTTAATTTTCATAATAGTTGGATAGATGAACATTTTAGTGGTAGTACAACGGGGAACACAGAAACTAAAATACCGACAGGTACAACATTCACTAGCAGGTCAGGAGTTTCAGGATTCACACCCGGAGATGTTATACCTATTGGTACAACAGGTCTTACAGGTGCATTCGTTGAATATAATTCAATTGAACTTAAAGAAAGAATAATTAGTGAGTCGTATCATAAATTTACAGCACCAATAACACGATTTAATCACAATCAAGATAATAGTGACCCAAATGGACCTTTATACTCAGGTGCGACCGCAAACAATCCAATTGGATTGTATTATCAACCATTTCACAGAGTTAAACTAAGACAATTGTCACCTTATTTAGAAAGTGCGGCAACAAACGATATCTATAATTTACCTGAAAATGTTACGTTCGACACAAATGAAAAGGTTTGGAGATGGAGAGACCTATATGACCACGGATATATAGATGTGGATGGTAATGGAACTAAGTTTCCATTCACAAACGGTACACATTATGTTAGAACAGACATCAACTTATATTTAAGAAATGAGAGACAATATAACAATAAACCTCTTGGATTGACTCCACCTAATTTTGATTGCTAATGGAAATATTAAGAAAAGATGAAAACCAAAACCTTATCATAAATAAGGAACAGGATTTTCTAAATGATTTAGGTTGGCAAGAAAATATGATTCAGTTCGAGGATGAAGTGTTAAGTACAATCATTAATCCTATTGAGAATTATGAAACAGTTAGATATATCCACAAGCCATATAATACAACTGTTAGCGGATTAACATTTAGCCAAACAGATATATGGTATAATTTTTATTTTGTTAGTGGAACATCATATACCCAAGATTATAATATTGTTGGTATAGATACTCACGAAAATGCAAAAATGTTAAAACAAGCAACCCAAAGTTTCTTTAGGTTAGAGTTTTATAAAACACCACATATTTCAGGAACAACTTATGAACCACCAACAAGAGTAAATAGAAAATTATCATTTGCAAAAAATCTATCTTTACCCTTAGGTGAAAAATATTTTTATACGGGAAATAATATAAATGAGGACATATTCTTCCCTGTTTTTATGGGGTCAAATTATAGAAACAAAGAGAATATGTACTTATTTTGGTTTCAGGATGAAAGTGTTTTATCTGAAACGGTTTTAAGTGGTGATACATTTTGGATGACCACTAAGTTTTTTAATGCAAATGATGGTACAATATTAGATTTTGTTAATAGACCAATTTATAGTAACGTTGAAATAAACGAGGCGAATGACATGTATTATAAACTTGTTATTGATAGAACCGATTATTCGTATCAATACTTTAGATACACGGGAACAACTGGAGATAGGGTCGGTGAAAGTGTCGACTCAATAAAATTTTATGAAAGAAATGGTATTCCTGTACCAACAGCTACACCTACACCAACGCCAACAAAGACCCCAACGCCAACACCAAGTAGTACTTCAACGCCAACACCAAGTAGTACTTCAACACCAACACCAACTGCAACATCAACCGCAACACCAACTCCTACTGCAACAACTGACCCAACAACATATTATTGGTATGCATTAGGTGATTGTAATGATATGAGATATACATATACTCAAGTAACCAATACTGGTTTTGGTATTATCACAATTCCTGGTTTGTGTGGGTTACCAAGTGCAATGGATTATTCCGACCCAGCACATACTGCTTATTATTTTGATACATCTAACCCATGTGGTTTTGGTACAGGATATACAGGGACATATAACGCAAGAAGTTCAACTCAATTAACGGAAGGGGATGTTTATACAATAAGTGGAACATGTTATTCAATAATTGAACTTAATTCTGAACCACCAACATGGACAATTAATATGGACGGTAAAACAAAAGAAGAAGGTGCAAATCCATGTTTTGATTGTCAACCACCATTTACAGGATTTACATATTATACTTATTCAGGTGTAACGTGTGGTGAGGATGAAATCATTGTTTATGATATTTCACCTTATGTGTTGAATTCTATAAGTCCACAAATAGGTCAATTATATTTATATCATGAGTATGATGCAAATGGTACATTAGTAAATCCTGGTAATAGCTGTGTAGAAATTACGGGGTATATTGGAGAGTTTGTTGGACCTAAAGTTGTAGTACCATTACCTGGAGGAATAGAAGGATCAACTTATTCAG